TTTTCTGTAGAAAGCAAGTTTGTAGATCAACTGCCTGTGATTGCAGATGACTTTCATGATACAGATACTACTATTCTTGTGGCCGACTCAAAGCTCGGTTGGGCAAAAGCATTAAAAGAACTTATTCATCTTCTTTATGCAGGTCAGGTGCCACGTTGGGATGTTTCTAAGGTTCGTCCTGCTGGCGCTCCGTTAAAGACATTTGGCGGTCGTGCATCTGGTCCAGCACCACTTGAAGATTTGTTTAAGTTTACTGTTTCAACATTCAAGAGGGCCGCTGGTCGCCGTCTATCAACATTGGAGTGCCATGACATTGTATGTAAAATTGCCGAGATCGTGGTTGTTGGTGGTGTTCGTCGTTCCGCTCTTATCTCTCTATCTGACCTTTCAGACGACCGTATGCGCGTTGCGAAGTCTGGTGACTGGTGGAAAGAAAACGTGCAACGCGCACTCGCAAACAACTCATTCGTCGCAAAAGAAAAGCCAGACGTTGGTATCTTCATGCGCGAGTGGCTTTCGCTCTATGAGTCGCGCAGTGGTGAACGTGGTATCTTTTCCCGTCAGGCATCTAAGAAGCAGGCAGAGAAGTTTGGAAGACGAGACTCGGATCACGATTTCGGCACCAATCCATGTAGTGAAATCATTCTACGTTCCAGAGAGTTCTGTAATCTCACAGAGGTTGTCGTTAGAGGAGATGACACCCCAGAAAGTCTCAAGCGTAAAGTCAAACTCGCAACTATACTTGGTACATTCCAGTCAACACTCATCAACTTCAAATACTTGAGCAAAAAGTGGCAAGAAAACTGTGGTGAAGAGCGTTTGCTTGGTGTGTCATTGACTGGTATCATGGACAATGAGTACACGAATGGTCATGCAGCAAAGGCTACGGGATTATTTAATGTTGCTGATATGTTGGAGGGACTACGTGAAGAAGCTGTTAAGACAAACAAACTTTGGGCTGCAAAGCTTAATATTCCTGTGTCTGCTGCTATCACTTGTGTCAAGCCTAGTGGCACTGTATCTCAATTGGTCGATTCTGCATCAGGCATTCACGCTCGTCATTCTCCTTATTACATCCGTACTGTACGTGCAGATAAGAAGGATCCTCTCGCAGTTATGATGAAGGACATGGGCTTCCCCGTCGAAGATGATGTGACGAAGCCTGAGCATACATATGTGTTCTCGTTCCCGCAGAAGTCTCCTGAACATGCTGTGTTCCGAAAGGACATGTCTGCTATTGAACAACTTGAACTGTGGTTGACATATCAGCGTCATTGGTGTGAGCATAAGCCTTCTGTTACTATCTCTGTAAAAGAAGAAGAATGGCCAGCAGTTGGTGCATGGGTCTATGACCACTTTGACGAAATGTCTGGCGTATCATTCTTGCCGTTTAGTGACCACGTATATCGTCAAGCACCATATCAGGACTGCACAAAGGAAGAATACGAAGCACTCCTTGCGAAGATGCCTAAGAATGTGAACTGGGCAGACCTCGCTAAATACGAAAAGAGAGACAGCACAACTGGCTCACAAGAATTGGCTTGTGTCGCTGGTGGCTGTGAAATCTAAGGATTCATATATGACAAAAGAAGTAGAAAAGATTAAATGCAACTTCTGTGAGTCATCATACAAAGTGCTTTACGACTATGAAGAAACACAGGGGCAGCCTCGTTTCTGTTCCTTCTGTGGTGAAGAATGCTTTAATGAAGACGAACTTAATTTAGAGGATGATGAGAATGAGTGATGATTATGCAAAGGGATTCAAAGATGGCTTTAAAATCGGTCTAGAAGAGGGTAAGAGACATCAGAATTTAAATCCTGTGCCATATACTCTACCTTATGAACCTTTAACTAAAACAAAAGACAATTGCCCAAAGTGTGGTATCAAGATTAGTGGTGTAATGGGATATGTTTGCACATCTATTAACTGCCCAACTTTTCCGCAAGTAACATGCACAACTAATAATTCTCGTCCAAATGATTCTTTTTATGAACCATTTGATTGTATGATTTCAAACGGAATAGGCGACTACCATAGATAACATACATACTCTCGAAAGGGAGTTTTGTATGTGGCTCTATAACGGTAAAGAGATTGGTGATGATGATATTGTTGGCTATGCAGCATTCGTTTACATCATCACCAATCTAGAAGATAACAAGAGATACATCGGTAAAAAAATCTTCACATCTGTCAGAAGACAAAAAGTTAAAGGCAAAAAGAGAAGAAAGAAAGTCCAAAAAGAGAGTAACTGGAAATCTTATTTCGGTTCAAATCTAGCACTCATCGCCGATGTTGATCGTCTAGGTAAAGATAAGTTTAGTCGTGAAATCGTAAAACTCTGCAAGACAAGAGGAACGGCCAGTTATTGGGAAGCAAAACTCCAGATGCAGCATGAAGTTTTGGAAAATCCTGATAAGTTCTATAATGAATGGATAATGGTAAAAGTTCATCGTTCACATATCAAAGAGTAGATAACAGATAATCAATTCTTTTTTCTATTATGCTCATCTCTGCTTTTATCTTTTTAATTTCACGCTGACGGGTTGAAATAGGTTTTCTATTATATGATTTGTTAGGTCCTCTTGGTTTTTTTGCCGAGAATTTTTCTTTTTTCTCTTTCGGTCGAAGACCATTTTCTTCCTGATGCTCCTTCACCACCCGAGGTAAGATTTCTTAGTATTCCCGTATTATTATCTTTTCGGCCATACCAACGTATATAAAATCTTTCCAATGCGAAAGCGCCAATTTCTGTTAAATTTGATTCCATTATAATTATTTTTGATGTGTCTTTAGGAACAAAAACTTGATGATTTTGTTGTGTGTGAGCGCGATTACCTTTTCCCTTACCGATATAGTAAGGTGTTCCGTTTTCTCTAAGATATGCGTAAACGTAATAAATAGACATGTGCTGGCGCTCCTTTCAGCGTTAGGGTAAGTGGGGACGGCAATCCCGCGACTTACATTTATTTATATTCCTAAAAAACTGCGACACTATTGCACTTGCTAATAAATGCTGCATGTGCTAAATAGATGTGTATCACAACATAACAAGGAGAGTCCTACCATGACCGCATGGGGAAGAATGTTTCTGAACGCCATGAATGGATTTCGGAATGAAAGCGAAACCGGATTGGTTCGCATGTTTCGTGTAGAGTATTCAAAAGAATACCTACAGTTGAAAAGACTGGGAGTACAACTGGACGATGCATTTGTTCGTCAGTATCTCAAGACAATAAAAATCTAATAATATCAATAACTTAGCAAAACCTCATTAAAATCAATAACTTAGCCAGCCATGCGTCCAGCGTATGGCTGGTATTCTGTTTCCGCGCTTGTTTTCTGAGGGTCCAGATGCTATATCCAGTCCATGACAACGGCGATTTATGACCAAGTGACCTGCTTCCAGCGCATAGCTGATATGCAAAAACAGGCCTTGAAGAATCGACCCTCAATCACTATATCCATAGAGTAAGAGAGAAAGATAGATGACCACAGATAACCCCCTCCTTCAGATCCACAAGCTGCTAGACAAGTTGTCGACCGAAGACCTCCTGCTTGTCGCTAAGTCCGCTGCGGCTCGCGCAAATAACGCGACCAAGATTGCCCTCAAGATCGGCGACACCGTGACTTTCGACGCCAAGTCTCGCGGCGTCAAGACCGGTGTTCTCATCAAGAAGAATACCAAGACGTTTCAGGTCCTTGTCGGTTCTACGACTTGGAAGGTTTCTCCCACTCTCCTCAAGAAGGTTGCTTAATCATGGCCAGCTTTAACATTCCCGTCTCCCTGCTCAACAAGTATGCCGAGCATATCAAGGCCGACTACATCAAGTGGTGGGGAAATCGTGCTTCCGAAAAGCATGTCCAGCAGATGATCGCCGATTTCGGTATTGAGTTTCAGCCTGGTTCTTCCTACATCAAGGTTGTCAAGACCGAGCGTGGTGTTGTCAAGTCTGTCCACTCTTTCATCTGTAACAAGGACGGTAAGTTCCCTAAGGGTGCTGTTCTCATGGCTGCTTCTTTCAAGGCTCCTGCGACCAACTTCCTTCGCGCTTACATTGACAAGCCTGAGACTTGGGCTGGTCGTGTTGTCTGGACGGGAACTCACTAATGCGTCCTAACTACTATTACCAAATCGAGTTTGATGACGGCCGAGTTATTCGCCGCGAATATCAAACCAAGTCCATGGCCGAAGCAATCTACAAGGCTCTGGAATCCGAAATGCTTCTGTTCAATATCAAGCTTGTTCAATACGGAGAAATGCGATAATGTCTTACAATGGCTGGTCTAACTACGAAACCTGGAATGTCGTTATGTGGTACGGCGATGTTTTCTCCGACATGGCTTCGGAACAGAAACTTCGCGGCGATGATCTTGAGTCATTTGTGGTCGAGATGGAAATGGACAAGATTCCTGATTCCAGTTTTGCGGCCGATGTTATGAATATGTTCTTGCATCGCGTTAACTGGGTCGAACTGGCTGACCACTATAACGAAGATTCCGATTTTGTTGACGAAGATGAGGAAGAGGAAATCGATGCGTAAGCCATATGAGTCCTATGCCGAGATTCCTGTTCTGGTGGCAGAATATGTCTTGACAGTCGCAGCCGAAAAGCGTATTATGGACATACCGCTTGAAGATATCAATTCCTTTCTGGCGGGTCTTCATGAGCATTACAAGACAAAGCAGGAAGAGTATTCAGAAGGTTGGGTGTAATGGCGGTCATGTATCGCTATGATCGGCACGAAAAAAACTGGAACATCAATACTACTTGGATTGGCGGCTACATCTTGTTTTATGAACCGTCCGAGTGTATAATGTTTGTGCCTGGTTCATATCAGGAAATGTTGAAGGACTATGACTAATGGCACTTGTATATACCAAGACTTCATCTGGTCGTAAGAAGCCGTCCAAGAAGACGCTACGGTTGCGCGAAGACCGTAAGGCTTACTTCACATCCATTCTTAAGGATTCGCGCAAAGAACGGCCGATCAATCTGCCTGAACCATTGCCACGCAAGGAGTTACCGCCTCTCTCAAATAGTGTTGGCAATGGCTTCAAGCGGTCCGTTGATGACTACAAGTGGAAGCGCGACCGCGAGGAATCTGCTGCTACTATCAAGGAAATTGAGCGTAAGAAGACGCGAGTTGCGCCAGCATATAACAAGGGTGCCGTTCAATACTTGACAGAGGGTACCGATCCTGCTACAATTGGACGTAAGATATAGAAAGGACAGGAAATGAAGTATCGTATCTTTCTTTTGGAATCTGAACGCGGTTGGGGTCAAGAGCGTTGGCATGAGGACTACGATACATACAATGCTGCCAAGGAACGTATTCGTGCGGTCAATGCTGAGAATACTGCCCTTCGCGCTCCTGACTGGTATATGGTGGCCGAAGATAGAATTGAGGTTGTGGAATGAATATTTATTTGATATACCGACTTTATCGTGATGGTATTGAAACTTGGTCTGATGTTGTTGGTGCTTTCAAAGATGAAAAGGAAGCTAAACTGCAAGTTATTGAGATGAATGAAGTTCTAGGTTGTGATGAAGGCGTCATAACTTGTGAATATATCTTGCAGGAAATGGAGTTGAAGTAGATGGAAGTTTATCGTGAACAGTTTGGATCTTGGGCTGACGTTCAACGTGAGTTTGAGATGAATGAGCCTGAGCCTGATGATGTAATATATGCTGAGTATAATACTCCGTCTTACGAAGGTTACGCCAACGTGATCTATCGCAACAGTGATCGCTATTACTGGGCATATGGTTCTCACTGCTCTTGCTACGGACTTGAGGGTCAGTGGGATCCTGAAGAGTATGATGCCCGTTCTTTGGTTGAGGTGCTGGCGCGCGGCAATCACTGGCGTCTGGATGACCTCGGTCGTCAAGTTCAAGAACACATAATAGATGCTGTACTGGCTTATCCTGGCAATGGCCAATTTGCGGGTCATGCGTAAACATAAAGAGGAATAGAAATGAAAAAGTACACTGTGAGTTATAGAATTGGTGCATATTGGTATCAATCTGAGGTCTTTACATCTAGTTCAAGTGCTGCCATACTTTGGGCCGAGAATATCGGTGGACATAATGCTATCGTAATGAAAGAAGAAGAAGTAGAATGAAAAAGAAAACTTATATAGATCCGCCAGGCGGTTGGCGATATGGATTTCCAAAGATTCTTCCTAATGATATCAAGGATGTCAACTCTTGGCTCTTACAAAATGGCTATCCACAAAGTGAGATAGATAGTTGTGGAAAATATTTTCACTGTCGTTACTGGGAGTCCGATGATGCCTAACTGGTGTGTTAATACTGTTACTTTTTCGCATAATGATCCTAACAAGATTGTAGAACTCAAGAAGGCCGCAGAAGAAGGAAAGTTGTTCGAGCATTTTGTTCCTTATGACGGCGAATGGTATATCTTTTGGTGCAACGAAAACTGGGGTACCAAGTGGGATGCAACCAACATAGATGTTCAAAACGAATCAGAAAACTCTGTAGATTTGTTTTTCGAAACTGCATGGTCACCACCAATTGCTTTTTTCAAAAAAATTGAAGAATCGGGATTTATGGTGTCAGCTACATATGATGAAGAAGGCATGTCATTTATTGGTGAATACAGTACCGAAAATGGTGATGAATGCTATGAGTATGATTTTAGTGATGAGAACTGGCGAGACGGATTAAGCGGAAGCCTTCTTGATATTCTAGAAGAGCGATATGAAATATGGCTTCAAGACCAAGAAGACTTTAATGAGGAAGAATAATGAACATTAAACTATATTCAAAAGACAATTGCCCTTGGTGTGTAAAAGCCAAGGAACTCATGAACAAACTCCATCTAGAATATGTGGAGTTTAAGCTTGGAACAGATTTTACCCGTGAAGAGTTGCGTGAACTTATTCCTGAAAATTTACCAGTGACAGTACCGCAAATCTTTGTTCGTGGTAAGCGCATCGGTGGATATGAAGACTTCGCTGAGTATTGTGAAAGCACTGGAATAATGGGACTGCAAGGATAATAAGAGAAGAGGAAGTAAAATGAAAAAGTTTTTAGTGGCCTTAATTGCGTTTAGCTTTCTTGCTATTCCTATGGCCGAAGCAGGAAAAAAGCCTCGTAAGCAACGCATACAGGCTAATGTTGTTGAGAGGCAACATATAGAAAGGCCTCGTAAGCAACGCATACAGTCTAATGTTGTTGAAAGACAGCGCATAGAAAAGCATAATAGGCGAAAAGTCGAGCGACACAGAAGACATAACAATAACAATCATCATAACAACAATCATAACAGCAACAATAATAATCATTCTAATAATAATCATCACAACAATTATTATTATGATAACCGACACAATTATAATAATAACAATGGCGGCAACTTTTACAAAAATCCGTATTTCTGGGGCGGTGTCGCCGGAGGTCTGATTGGTGGTTTAGTTCTCCGTGATGAATACTATTATGATGAACCAATGTGTCGATTTGTGTGGACACAAGTATATGTTCCTGGATATGGCTATCAGGATCGTCAAGTTGAAATATGTGATTAATAATGGAGAAAATGATGTATACGTTGAAGCATACTAAGTCAGTTGAAGTTGAAATTGAAGAAGCAGGCAATCTAGTTGCTCAGGTTCTTCAAGAAGATTTTGAGTTTGTGTCACAGAACATTAATGAAATCAAGTCAAAGCGTGACTTGAAGTCGTATGAGGTCGAAGACCTTGCGCGAGACCTCGAAATTCGCAATGCCATGAAAACTCTACTATCATACTATATGGTAAAAGATGAATATGATAAGTTCATGGAAATTCAGAGGTGTTATGGTAATGTTTGATAGGAATTTACTCAGAGAAAACTTGACAAAGTGTGTGGCCCGTGTTATCTTTACAAAGACAGATGGTTCTATACGGGAAATGAACTGCACTTTGATGGAAGATTTCGTTCCAAAGCAGAGTGAGCCGACTGTACGACATATTCCTCGCGCAGAAAACGATGAAGTTCTAGCCGTATGGGATCTAGATAATTCGGGTTGGCGGTCATTCCGTCTCGACTCAATCAACACAATTGAATATATAGGAGTGAATAGAGTATAATGCCACATCCACATAAGAATAGACCACGTAAGGGTCGTCGTAAGATTGGTTCAAGGAAGCGTAAGAAGGCTGCTAAGAACAGGAAGAAGTAATGAAGGTATTGGTTACTGGCGCAACTGGCTACATCGGTAGCCATGTGTGTCTC